ACCCACAACGTTACGCTACAACGTTACGCTACGTTTGCGCCCTCACTCCCACTCAGGTACTAACGCGTGTCTGGGCGTGTCGGAGCCCACTCCACTCGACGATTCGAGCACGAGTGTGAGCGGTGCGGGTGCTGGTGCGGGTNCNGGTGCNGGTGCTGGTGCTGGTGCTGGTGCTGGTGCTGGTGCTGGTGCTGGTGCTGGTGCTGGTGTAGAATTAAGAATAACAACATCAACTCCACTCTTCCGTTGTTCCGGCGTCTTATATTCAAGTTTAAGAAAATCGAAAATATCCTTTTCAGTTTTAAATGTTGTATTTTTTCTAGGCATTGGTGTAAAACCATGTTCGTTGAGTGAATAACCCATATTTAGTGCATGCTGACGCATAACAACATTAAATGCTTTAGAACCGGTAAAATATAATATCGCAAAAGGATATTCCGGCGGCGGAGCATATAGAAAATCAATTCTTCTTGGCACAGCATTTGTGCCACTTAATTTTCCAATCGTTAGACTTTTTTTTTGTCCACGACTTAGGAATTCTAATATAATACCTTTATTATATACATTATCGAGAAATGTATCGAAATCTTCTGGATTTACACTTGTAAATATGATATCAATGTCACCAGATGAAGAGGCACCTCGTCTGAAACTACCGACAATTTCTGCTTTAGAATACTTTGGCAATATTTGTTGTATAATTTTATTGTATTCATAGATTTCTGTACGTGGGATTCGTTTTAATATATCGTGAAAGTATTTTAAACCAATTTTTTGCTTGTTATTTAACAGTTCCGGTTTAGTTTTTAATTCTTCTATAGATGAAACCTTTTTTGATAATTCGATTGCTTTTTTTGGACCAACACCATAGATTTTACATAATTGATGTAAAACATTACCTTTTTCATTTTCAATTGCGTCTATTTTACCGGTATCTTCAAGGCTTTTCAATTTAGTATATATAGTTTTACCAATACCTGGGTTATCTTTAATTTGTTCAACAGAATATATATTTTCTGTAATAAGTAAAATTGCATCAGCGGCTGTTTTATATGCTCTTGCTCTAAAGATATCTCCCTTATTTTTATTTATTTCTTCTAATTCATCAAGAGCTTGAACAAATTCGCTATTCCAAATTTTAGACATTAGTAAATATAGTTTATTTTAATTATATTCTATTTAATACATAACATAAAAATAATATTCATTTTTTTGCCATCACTGCAAGGTCGCCGAGGGCAACAGCGCCGTTAACACATAAGTATTATTTGATATATTAAATTTAATGTATGCCGCCGTTGGCTTCAATTGTTGACGCGAATGATGATGAAGTTTTGCAAATACCTATGGGTACCGTTAATATTTTGATAAATGATAATCAAAACGATAATCAAAACTTCGCTCAAATATGTATAAGTGCTATCAGTGTTGAAGGTATTGTCCCAAATGGAGATAATCGTAGAAATGTATATATATGTCTAATTTTTGCAAATACTTACAATTTTATTACAGTATTAGCATTATTATGGTATTTTAGTGAATTAGGATATTTAATATCATTAGTATCAATTTTAACTGGATATTATTCAATTATATCATATAATATATTTGCACTTTTTACATATTATTCTTTAAATCTTATTGAATTGTTTGCGAGACTTTTGATTATGTTTGCTCTCTTCACATCTGGTGGAGCAGGATTTATATTTCAATTATTTACTATGTTTGGAATAATGTGTAATCTTTCTATAGCTGGATTATTGTTAATACTTATTCGCGCAACCAGATGGCCACAGGATAATGATTAATACTGTAATAATAATTCAAAAATATCTTTTGGCATTAGTCTTTCTAAATTCATATAATCTATTCTCAATTGGTGTATTTTTTTGTTGTTGAAGTATAATTTTTCTTTTTCTGAAAGTTTAGAATTTGCTATTGCATAATCAATAAATTTTTTATCAAATAAAAGTGGAATATTATAGTTGTTTGTAATAGTTCTAAGTAAAACGGGTATGAACTCTAATTCTGGCTCATAATTGTTAATAAAGAAAGAAAATGCATATTTATAATTATTGAATCGATGTCCTATTTCCCAATTTTCTTCTGATTCTTGATTCCAGTGAACATTCTTTAGATATGTATTATCTTGTGTTAACAAGGCTTTTAGATTATCATCAATGTAAAAATATTTCTTGCTAGTTTCTTCATGAACTGGTTCGTTAGAGTGTGGATTATTAATAAATTGATCTATATCCAAATTATTTGGTATACCAAAATCATCATTTACTAGTCCGTTATTAAACATATTATCAAAAATACTGAAACTTTGAAATATTGAGTCGACAAAACAATCTTCACATAAGAATAAAAAAACATAATTTCGTAAGTAAGCGTTTGGATTATATAGTAAATACATTGCACTGTCGTACCACTGAATAATTTTACAACAAGCACTACATGGGTAAAGACACACGCATGGTCTCATAATGAATTTCTCATTTTAAATTGATTATTGTTTTTTTAAATTTATACTTATTAATGGTTAATAATAAAGATGCATTGTCTGCGATCGGTTGGGGTTCTGTAAAACCAGAAAAAAAAGAAGAGCGTTTGGCTCTTAGAAAGGAATGTTTTTTAAAACCGGATGAATTAAAGTATCCAGTATGCGATAAAAATGGTAATTATGATTGTAAAGGAATAATTGCTTCAAAATTTTGGGCCGATACAGCTGAAACGCGCGCGTCCCGGCGACGTGAACGTCGCCGGCGTCCATATTCTTTTAAAAAAATAAGTAAAAAGGCTGTTAAAATAGGTAGAAAACTTGGATGTAAAAAGTTTACGCGTCGGCGGAGGCGGGGTGGTGTGTAGAATATACGGGTGAAGAGAAAAGGATTTTATCAAGTTCTGCTTGGAGATCCGAATGTCTTATGCGAATGCCACGTGGTGGTGACGCCACATTCGTCGCCGCCGAGGGCGTCTCATGCGGAATTGCGTTTAAAAGTTTATTACGTATAGTATTTGGAGTATTTAATTTAATGTCTTTTGCTAGTTTGGCTTTTTTAAGAAAATCGTCACTGTATTTAAAAAGGTCTGGTTGTGATTCTTTGATTTGTTCAATTAATATTTTTAACGCTGTATTTGAAATCAAACAATTTCCAATTGGTTTGTTTGTTTTAGGTGAACGGTTATTATTTTCAAACCATTTAAGTATTGCCCATTTTTCATATGTATGACCATCTTCAGCAATTACCGGGTCATAAAATATACCAAAAGTTATTGGACATTCTAATGAAGATGTATCGTTGTAAAAGAATATATTATCATTATGTTCCGTCGTGCGTGTGCGCGAACGCTGTCCACCTTGCTGACCACGGCGTTTTAAAGTATATTTTGACATATATTACTAATTTAAAAAAAAAGTCGCCTTTATAGCGACTAAGACTGAAAATATTTTGAAATATCGTTTGTTTTAAGGGGTGTATCTGTAATTTTTATTCCACAATATGGTTTAGGCGATGCACTGTAGTTAACAGGTGTATAAATTTTCCATTTAATAGCATGAGCCAATATAAATCGAAAATTTTCCCAAAATTCTTTTTTATGACCAATTGACACAGTCATTATATGAGCCATTTCATGTAGAGCAACGAATGTAATTGTATTTATGTCAGTCAATGTCTGAGTTCTATTTCTTGCGCGTATACAAAGAACGATTTTTTCTCCTTTATTAAGACTGTAACTTGTTTGATTTGCTTTAGGTAAAGATTCTCGTATTTCATGACCTTTAAATCTTTGTTTTAACAAATTTACACCTGAGTGAGATTTTCCGTATTTTTCAGACATTTTTGATACTAATTTGTGTAATCTTTTACTGACATTTGCAAGTAAGTCTGCGGCTTGTTGTTTATCTTCCGAGTTACGAACAACGTAAATTTGTTTATCTACGCGTGAGCGAACATATACCAATTTGGGATTATACCAGGAATAAAAAATATATGATATTATACTAAAAATAGCAATAGAATATAGTATTTCGTACATTAGTATTATTTATACTTATGAATTTTTTATTTTGAGACTGTTTTATTTTCTCCACCTTCTTCCACATTGGAGGCATGTTATAAATATCGTTTCTGCTTCATCTGCGCTTCTTGTCTGCATTGTATAGTAAGTTGTTTTTGTTCCTTTACATCTCGCACAGGTAAATTGCTCGGTGGCTTGCCCAAAATCTATTTCTGAAATAACTGCATCTCGCTTGTTTTTTTCTTGAACTATCTTTTCCCACCTTTCTGGAAAAAGTTTGTTTGGTGGTAAAAATGCAATCTCATGAGGTTGGTATTCACCATTCTTTATTTTATGAATTAGATTTTGATTATTAACATAACAACTCGGAATTAAATTTGCACATACTTGTTTTAATTTGTTCTTATAAATGTTACTAAAATTAATATTGTCCCATGTACATGGTTCATGTCTCTGTTTTGATTTCCATATTGTAAAGTTATAAACCCCCCTCTCTAAATTAGTGGTTATTGTATTGTCATTAATAATTTCAGACAATATTAAATTAGTATTTTTGCGAATCAATTCACCCTTCATAGTTATATTTTTATATATACAATTAGTGTTAAATGACTTCATTTTTTTTCCTTCTCTATGTACATGAAACTTCAACTAAAGAAGTTCGATATGTCTTCGATAGCACCCGATAAAGTTGTNGTTATGATTGGTAAAAGAAATACTGGTAAAAGTTTTTTAGTAAAAGATTTATTGTGGTATCATCGCCAGATACCAGTGGGAACCGTAATATCAGCAACTGAATCTGCTAATTGTTTTTATGGAAATATGGTTCCTCCAATATTTATTCATAATGAATATAATGAAGATATAATTCAAAGAGTATTGACTCGTCAAGAGAGACTAATTAATAAAAAAAGAAAAGGAGGGCACAATGCAGCATTAATTAATCCAAGTGCGTATCTAATATTGGATGACTGTTTATATGATAATTCTTGGACCCGATCAAAACATATTCGGTCTTTATTTATGAATGGAAGACATTTCAAGATGTTTTTTATTATTACAATGCAATATGCACTTGGTATACCACCAAATTTAAGAACAAATATAGACTATGTGTTTATATTAAGAGAGAATATTGTTCAAAATCGTAAAAGATTATATGAATGTTATGCGGGTATGTTTCCAAATTTTGAAGTTTTTTGTCAAATTATGGATCAATGTACAGAAAATTACGAATGTCTTGTTATTAATAACAATGCTCANAGTAATCGTATTGACGAACAAGTATTCTGGTATAAAGCATCAAATCACCCACCATTTAGATTAGGAAAACCAGAAGTTTGGAATTATAGTCGTAGAAATTATAACGGTGAAGGTGGTGGAAGTGAAAGTGATCGTCAATGGGACCCTTCGGCTTTTAAAACAAAGTCAAATAAACCAACAATAAATGTTCACAAATATAATTCAATATTATAACTTTCGGCCTGCGTGTGATGATTATTTATGTTTTCTGGTATTACATCTTTTTGTTTTGTCATTATAATGACATGATTCTGTATCGTTTTCTTCTTTAATATGTGTATTAACACAATGTTTTTTCTTATTTTCTTTTGCTTTTTCGGATAATTTACAATAATTCTTTAAAGGCGCAACCGGAGCTTTTTCTGCAACGGTGTTACATCTTTTCGTTTTGTCATTATAAATACAATTGTCAATATCATTTTCATTTTCTTTATTAGTGACAACACAATGTTTTCTATTCTTTGATTTTTCTGATAATTTACAATATTTGATTGATGTTTTAGGCGCGGCATCGGCAGACTCTAGCGGCGGCACGGGCGTCTTGTCGTCGTCCGGTGCTTCTGCCTTCTGCGCGGGCGGCTGAATGTCCGCCGTCGACGATGCTTCCTCAGAGTCGCCTTTAAGTCCTAAAATATTTAGGAGTTCTGTAGATAATTCTGATGATTGTATGTTAAATGCATTATTTTCATTTTTATTAGACCTATTTAAGAATATTGGATAATTCTTATTATTATGGTTATAGAATAAGATAAAAAATTTGTAATTATTTGATTTGGGTATGACAGCTTTAACACTGTTAATGTTAAATATTATAATACCTACATTTAGCAAGTTGGCGATGTTTAACCAATCATATTTATTTTGAAATTCAATAAGTTTTTTATGAAATTTATGAGGTGCTATTTTAGTAATCCATGCATGCGGATTCAAGTTATCATATTTAAAATCTCTTATCAATATATGCTGCCATTTTGTTGGCAGATTTGTTCCTGAATTTGTGGTTATATAGTCTGATTTATCTAATATAATATTACTGTTATCTATATCGAGATTCGGTATATACTTTTTGTACTTTTCCTGTTCTATTTTGTTTTTTATGTATTGTTCTTTTGATTCATTATCATAGAATATTATTGAATCGTTACCACCATTATTTAGCGAATCCAAAAAACTAGGAGTTCTAGAAGTAAATATATCTTCCCTTCTTGAATAATTATAGTTAAATTCTTTTAATAGTATAGATAAGTATTCCTTTTCTACATCATTGCGCGTCGCGATGCTCGCCAGGTCTTTTGTATTTATGCGGTCCGGTGCACGATTTCCGAGAGATTTCGAAATTTTCATTACAAATTTATCATATTCTGACCAAAATTTGTTAAATTTATTTATGTATTTGATTCTGTCATCATCACTTGTAAACCTATCGCGCGTATATATTGTTTTATTACTTTTTTTGAGATTAATAATATTATGACTTCCGGGTGGTGTTTCAGCAACTGGGACAATGTCATNTGTTTCTAAAACGAGTCCGTTAATATTATTATTGCTATAATTAACAGTATATTCTAGTGGATTCGATTTAATATTATATTTTTTTAAGAAAGTATAGAAAGATATTGCTTCATTAAAAGGTGGTAAATTATCGAATGGTATTTTATCTAATATAAGTAATTTTGGTTCATTGGGTAGTGATGATATTGATACGGGAATATAGTAGCTATATTTTTTATAATTAACTAATACACCTTTTATTTGGTTTAGATCATTAATTATTTGAGCATATATTTTGATTTTAATAAATTTAAGAATACGTTTAAGTTGTTGATAGGATAATGGATTTTTAATATAATTATTTTTCCTTAAATAATTTATATATTTATTTGGATATGATATTCCAGAATGTATTCTTAATGGTGCAACTGATTCCCATACGTCTTTGCTATCGAACAATTTTGTATTTATTTTAGAGTTGTAAGAGCATTTGACAATTGGTTCATAAACAATTGAATTATTAGAATATCTAAAAGTAATAAATGCTGTTTTTGTTTTTTCATATCCATCACCATAATGATAATAATAAGGTTCGCCATTATATGGACATATATACTGAACTTTAGATGAACCATCATTTGATATTGAAATATTAAAAAGGTATAAATTGAGTCCGTTTGTCCATATAACACCAGGTGAACAGAGTATAGGCCACCAAATAGTGTGATTATGTTTAATATCTTTATCGTTAATAAAATTAACAATATTTTTATATGAAGTAAATGCTTTTTTGTGTAATTGTGTATCAGAAATATTGTATTTTTTTAACCATTCAGTGTAGCCGTCGCAGGAGCAGGATGCTGAAAACATATTCAAGAGTAGACCGGAGCATGTTCTTATTAATTGTTTAGGTACAGACAAATTTTTTATTATTAATTCTTTAAATTCTTGTTCAGATAAATCAGCAAGCCATGCAATTGTTTTAAAAAATGAATTTTGCAATGCTTGGTTAAAATCATCATAAATACCTTGTCTTAGATAGAATTCACTTTTTATTTTTGGCAAACTACCATATGATAGTTGTGCAGTATTTTGAAACATTTTATGCATATTTTCAGGTAAATCACCCAATTTGTTTTTTGCTAATGGAAATGATGTTGTTTTAAGTACATAAATGTCTTTAGTAGATTTCTTTTTTGAAAGAGATTTTGCTTTAAGAGTTTTTTTCTTTTGTTCACGTTTTCTCCTACATGGAAAAGCACCGGCTTGTTCTTCATTGTTTTGCGTTTTGACAATTAAATCCTGGGGAACTAATTTAATAAAATTACCTGGATTGCGCTTAGTGTTTATAATAGTATAATCGTTCTTTTTACAAATAGGGCACGTTTCATTGGCCAAAAGTTCTTTTTCTCCTAGAGGTACCATACATCTTAAACATATACATTCGCATGATAAATACCATATATTTCTATATTCCTTAAAGTCCAAAATTCTTTTAATTTCGGAACCTGCATTTTTCTCGTAATCTTCTAATCTTTTTAAAATTTCTTCATGTTCACCATTGTTAAATGCAATTGGATGTGCTGAAGTTGGATAACACGAAGTTATGAAAGATGAACCCCTTCCGGAACTAGTTTTTTCGCCAGTAAGTGTGAAAACTTGACTATATAAATCTGGGTCATAATACTTAATTCTTTTTGAGCGATATTCACGTACATTTTGGGCTTTTGTTTTTGTTAAATCCCAATTAATAGGTGGTAGATCAAATTCAATATCTTGGCGTTTTTGTGGAGGAGCGGGTAATATTATATTATTTTTTTTACTTACTTTAATTTTTGAGGGCAGCGCCGCGGGCGGCGTCGGGTCGTCGTCGTCGTCTTCACTCACTTCTTCGTCGACCAGTGTTGAGGGCGTCGGCGTGGTGTGCTCGTCGAGCTCGCGCTCGTCGTCGTCCAGAATATCATCATCTTCGAAAACGAGATCTTCACTACTATCAATGCTATCAAGAAACGCATCTAATTCCTCGTCGTCTTCCTGTGCGAGCGACTCGTCCTTTGTGACTGCGGCCGACGTCTGTGACGTCTTACGGCGGCCTTCCCATAAAATTTTTCTTATTATGTTTGTAGCGTATTCAATTTCATTAAATTTTTTACCATAATAAATTATTCTAATATTATTGGAATCCGATAAAGATATATGAAATATATTTCCGGCGAGCTGCGTTGGCGGCGTCGAGCTCACCGAGGCGGCGGAGCTGAGGACGGAACGCGCATCTTTTTCTGATATCATAAATAGAATTCCTAATCGTTCTACCAGGACATTTTCCTCAAGGCCGTGCGCGAATAATTCTCGGGCGATATCAATACGTTTATCTGAATTTTGATAGTCAGATATTTTAATAAATTTCATTCTTTTTTTTTCATTTTTTATATCGTATGTGAAAAATGGAATATTTGAATAGAATTGTTCAAGTAAATCTGTATTGATATTAACATTTTTTTTCAAATAAATTGAAGTTATAATATTTCTGTATTTTAGATTTTCAAATGAATAATTTTCGATACTATTTTCTATAATATTATTGATTGGTTCAATAATCCAATTAACTATATTTTTATATATTTGTTTCCACTTTTCTTCGTCTGTATANCTTACAATCTCAGAATGACATGCTATTGCAAGGTTACCGTCAATATTTAATGAAATATAGACAGTACATTTTGAAAATTCAAATTTAAATTGTAAATGTTTTTGTTTAACACCCGGTTCTGAAGGAAATCTTGCCCAGAATTTTTCATTAAAATTTGAACCACTTATTGCCGGGGAATAAATTTTTGTCTGCACTTTATCTAAATTTGTATACCTACAAATGGGTATATTTTTGTTTAATTGAAATTTATTAAATAACCTTTCTAAATTTATCGTATCTTTTTTTTGAATGATATCAGCCAAAATTGCGGTATGAGCGTGAAATTTCTCTTTGAGTTTTGATGGTGGAATTTTAATAGATTCAATTTTTGTAACATTGGTTGAATGTTTTTTTATGTTATTAATAGTGTCTAAAGATAAAGGAATACTTTTTATACGACTCCAATCTTTTACCCAACTAGCACAGTCAGTTATACATAGCTTTAGCTCAGCACGAGTTGTGCAATTAATATTTTTTACACCAATAATATCATGCCCTTTGTAATTTGAGTTTTTACCATTTTTAATGAATGGAGAATTCTTTTCATCAATCCAGAAATAAATATCATCTGGTGAACTCGCTATCGGTGATGGAAGAATACACAGTTTTGATTTTAATTGATGTACAGAGTCGAATTCTGACGCCTCAAGTTGCACCGAAGCTATTGAGCTTCGCTGATCATAAAAAGACACATTAAATGTCATAATAATCTTAATGTTATCGTATATTTAAATTATTAATCCGTCGTGGCGCCTGGGGCGACCACGGCGGTTGTTTGGGGGTTTTCTGGGTCATTAAGTAGATTTTCTTCTGGATTCGGTTCCGTGAGTTCATCTTGATTCTCAACTGCAGATGGCGTAAATAATGTTGTTGCTGGATTCCAAAATCCAAAATTATAGTTGCTAACTGGAGGACTATATTCCCAATAATCTTTTGGAGGAATTAATAAATCCAATAATGGTTTATAATATTCCGATTGTTTTTTGCTCCAACAATAAATACGACACATTCTTGATTCATATAAGCATTTTAGTATATCTTTAGCGTAGTGTTTATAAGAGACATCCTTTAATATATTTGAGTCTATTAGTAATGTAGTAATATCAATCACTTGGGTATGCGAGATGCATTCATTCCATCTTTCTATAATTGCTTCAAAATATCCCCATCTAGTTGCACATAATTTAGGTACAATCATACATTGTTCTCCAATCACTATGAATACATAATTCTTATTAAAAAATGTTAAAAGAGAAGTTTCGCAGTTTGTTTCATTTGTGTAAATAGTATTTTTTAAACTTTCTAACAAATGAAAAGTACTAATATTATATTTTTTTATTATATCCCTACGAATTGCATACAATTTCTCGTAATACTCTATATCGCAATACATATTTTTCTATTAATAATAATAATAATAGAGAATTCTTTAATATTTGTGAATATCGAATGTTTTAAATCCATATTTTTTTTCTTGTATAGATTTATACAATGGGAGGAGGATTAATGCAACTTGTAGCTTATGGTGCCCAAGATATTTACCTTACAGGTAACCCGCAAATTACTTTCTTCAAAGTAGTTTACCGTCGTCACACAAATTTCTCAATGGAAGCCATTGAGCAAACCTTCAATGGTTCCGCCGATTTCGGCAAACGTGTAACATGTACTGTTTCACGTAATGGTGATCTTATGCACAAGGTCTACCTTCAAGTCACCGTACCTGCTTTGGCTNCGNGCAAGTCTTTCGCCGCAAATCTTGGCCAAGCTCTTATCAAGTACGCTGAAGTTGAAATCGGTGGTCAACGCATCGACAAACACTATGGTGACTGGATGCACATCTGGAACGAACTTTCGCAAGAAGCCGGAAAGAAGGCTGGTTACGGCCTCATGACCGGTGCCGCTCTCGGCGATGAATCAGCGGAAACGGACCTTTACATTCCCCTTGAATTCTGGTTTTGCCGCAACCCTGGACTTGCCCTTCCTCTTATTGCTCTCCAATACCACGANGTAAAGATCAACATTGAATTCCGTGCTCTTTCGGAAATCGTCACCTCGGGTGTCTCCGCCTCGCTTTCGGCTGCGTCGCTTTACGTAGATTACATCTACCTTGACACTGATGAACGCCGCAGATTTGCCCAAGTCTCGCACGAATACCTTATTGAACAAGTTCAATTCACTGGTGATGAATCGGTATCGAGCCTCAGCAACAAGATCAAGCTCAACTTCAACCACCCATGTAAGGAACTTGTATGGGTTGTCCAAAGAGATGATGCCGTCCTTGTTACCGACACATTCGATTACACTGATGCGTCGGGTTTAAACCCCGTCTTAATCGCCAAGCTCCAACTTAATGGTCACGACAGATTCTCGGAGCGCATGGGTCGTTACTTCAATCTTGTCCAACCTTACCAACACCACACCAACGTTCCTAAGGCTGGTATCAATGTTTACTCGTTTGGCCTCAAGCCCGAGGAACACCAACCTTCTGGAACATGCAACATGTCTCGTATTGATAACGCGACTCTTCAACTCACTCTTACAGCGAACACAGTCGCTGGTGGTGACGCCAAGGTTCGTGTATACGCCACCAATTACAATGTTCTCCGTATCATGAGCGGTATGGGCGGTCTCGCTTACAGCAATTAAGTCTAACATAGTCTTAATCGTATTCTTTAAGAATACTGGTAACCACAAAATCATAAAAATTTAAAAACTTAAAAAAACTTAAAAAAAACTTAAAAAACTAAAAAATTTTTTTCGCCTCGCGGCGCGCACGCTCGCCGGCTGTTGCGCGTTACATCCAATACGGCTTGGCATTTTTNTGACATTCACAAAATAACATGAAAGTCTTTTTTTTACATCGTCTTCCAGAATTTGTTTTTGCACAACATTGTTGTTTTGGCGCTGCATATACTTTTTTTTTTCTTGATGCATGGAATAGACGCGTGATTCTTTGAGCATTTGCTCTGTTATCATAAATTAGGTCACCAATTGCCTCATCTTTATAATACAATTTACTATAATACTTGATAGAATTTGCAGAATATACTGTTGTTGGCATAAATGTTTTCATGTATTTGCGAAGAGTGTTATTCAATTTTGTTTCTCTCTTTTTACAAAGAAATGTTTTGCTTAANNATNTATTTTCCAAATAATCAAACACGATNNCAAGCATTTCATTTGGAATATCTTTTGCCAAAGACATTTTATTTTTTGTTTAGTACTAGAAAGTGTAAGTATGTTTATAATTAAATTACAAGGAATATTATGTTCATTTTTTTATAAAAGTTTTTTGCAACAAATTATATTCCAATCTTTAAAGTGTTTTAAATTATATTTAAAATACGTAAAAAATATAACATTAAAAGATTTATTTAAATGATAAAATGTATGCAATCAATCTAGAAAGAAGAAAAGATAGATTAGAATCATTTCTTAAAAGGTTTCCATTAAATAAACAAAGTTTAAAAATATTTCCTGCAATAGATGGTGCATCTATTGAGACACCTACTTATTTTGAAAAACTTTCATCAGGAGAAGTTGGTTGTTTTTTGAGTCATAAATCATTATGGGAAATGGCTTTGAATAAATTAGATTCGGATTATTGTGTTATTTTTGAAGACGATGCCAAATTTTCAAAAAATTTTTCAGAAAAAATGAAAGAACATTTAAAAACCCTAAAATGTTTAGATTTTGATAGTATATTATATATTGGAGGTCGATTTACAGAAGATTATAAAATGAAAAATTGTGTTAAAGTAAATGAAAATATGGTGAAATATGATTATGATACAATTTGGAATAATATGGATTGTGATAGAACGGCTCATGCTTATATAATTAGCAAAAAATGTTGTGAATTACTTTTGAATGAATTCAATAAAAGAAAAGAAATTCCCAATTATGTATTTCCACCTATTGATCATTATATGTTAATAATATTGAGGCTAAATAACAAAGAGATTTACCATAGTTATCCTCTTATATGTTATAGTGAAATAGATTCAGAATCAGATATAGGCCTGGCGCGCCGCCGCAGCGTGTGCTCTGATTATGATTTTTGGCATTTTTGTAATGCGATTAGATAATTAAAAAATAATATTTTGTTTTTGATATGGATAAAAAAAGACCTTCCTGGGACGAATATTTCAAGGAAATTGTCCAAGTTACTGCGAAACGTTCTCCTTGTGAACGTTTAAAGGTTGGATGTTTATTGGTGAAGGATAATCGTATTATTGCTCAAGGATATAATGGATTTTTACCCGGTTGTAGTCACAAATCAATTGTAGTTGATGATCATGAGCAAGCTACAGTACATGCAGAGCAAAATGCTATTTGTGATTGTGCCAAACGCGGTGCAAGTTGTAATGACTCAATTGCCTATATAACCCATTATCCTTGTATTAATTGTACAAAAATTTTATGTGCTTCGGGTATAAAAAAAATAAAATTCTTAAATGATTATAGAAATAACGAAGTAGTTAATTCAATTGCTTGTGAATCGAATGTAATTATACAAAAAATATAGAATGTAGTATTCTATATGGTTGGCGAGAATAGGATATATTTTTTATGTGGAAATGCGAGAACTTTTTAAGTTGTTTTTGTGCCATTGGGGCACGGCGCGATAATTAAAAAATTTTATAATAATACGTATATTCATATTTATATATATTACGTATATTATCTATATTTTCTTTAGTAATTGTATTCCTAATTTTAAATGAATCATATTCTCTACTATTAAGCTTACAATTAATATCAAAACAAATATCATAACTATCAAGAAATTTCTTTAATTCATTCAGATTTTCTAATTTAAATATGGATATATCAAATCGTTTATCTAAAATTTCAGTATAATCAATTATTGGCATTGGATGTGTGCATAAATTAGCAGATTTTTCTAATCCAATAGATAAATAATCATTTATTGTATAGTTATATTTTCCATTATATGTATAATTGAATTCTTTTGAAAAATCCAATAGTGCGTTTTTTGTATTTATCTCCCCTGGACCGCAATAAAAAGCATGCCAATCCTTATCGAATTTACAATAATTAAAGTTACTTATTAATCTATCTATCGGTTCTCTTATTACAGTAAAGTATTTATAATCATATGGATTTTTTCCAATAACTGTCATAAATTTTACTATTGTTTTCATGCATGCATGCATCCAATTACCATTATATTTTTCTATAGCGGTTTCTATCGCGCGGCCGTGGCCACGGCCACGGCCACGGCATGATGCGCGAAGGCGTGGCTCGCCAATAAAATTAATAAAACCATGTCTTTTTAATGCTGCTAATAAAGTTTGAGAACCACATTTAGGATTACATAAATAAATCAGTTTTTTTTTCTCGTGTATCCACATAGTAAAATTAAATTTAAATACAAATAGGTGATTTTAAAATAAAAAGAATCTAGATTTAATCTAAGTAGATGAATAGGATATATTTTTTATGTGGAAATGCGAGAACTTTTTTAAGTTGTTTTGATTCTGCATATGAGAATATTATAAGTAAATTGTTCGAAAATAATAATAAACAAAATACTCATATTTTGTTTTATTTAAAATGCGACGATCCTGGTCCGAGGGGTGTTCAATATTGGGATTTTGAATATGACCTTATTGATAAAAACAAATTAAAACAAGAAATAGAGCGTTATGAGAAAAAATATAAAAACATTACTTTTCATTCAAAATTATTAGATACAAATGAAATTGGTGATAATGAATTATTAAATCAAGTAAAAGATAGGTCTAAATATGTTGAAGGTTTTGAAAGAGATAAAATATTTTTGAGAGCATTACACTTTAACTATAATATAGAACAATGTGGTAAAATAATAGAGGAAATACAAAAAAAAAATAATATTGAATTTGATTTTTTTATATTTATACGACCAGATCTGTTTTTTAGCAAATGTTGTTCTAATATAGATAATTACAATAAAAACAAAGTTATATGTTCTCGTTATGCTCCATTTGCACCAAATGAAAAACATGCCACACCACTTTATGCAGGATGTGACCTGCTTGCAATAATTCCAAAGAAGTATAAAGATGCGTTTTTTTTTGAAAGAATGCGATTAATAAGAACAAATACTGAGCATGTTTTCAAATCTGCGGAACCACTATATTTGCATACGCTTGACTCATATCAACTAATACAAATAGGTGATTTTAAAATAAAAAGAATCTAGATTTAATCTAAGTAGATGAATAGAATATATTTTTTGTGTGGAAATGCGAGAACTTTTTTAAGTTGTTTTGATTCTGTATATGAGAATATTATAAGTAAATTGTTCGAAAATAATAATAAACAAAATACTCATATTTTGTTTTATTTAAAATGCGATGACCCGGGTCCAAAAGGACAAGAATATTGGGATTTTGAATATGAACCAATTGATGCACAGAAATTAAAACAAGAAATAGAGTGTTATGAGAAAAAATATAAAAATATCACTTTTTATTCGAAACTGTTAGATACAAATGAAATAGAAGATTCTAAATTAATAGGCCAAGTAAAAGATAGAACAAAATATGTGGAGTTTTTAAATGATGATAAAAAATTATTGAGAGCATTGCATTTTCATTACAATATAGAACAATGTGGTAAAATAATTGAAGAAATACAATTAGAAAATAATATTGAATTTGATTATTTCATATTTATAAGGCCTGACTTATGTTTCACTAAACCCTGCTCAAATATATATAGTTACAATGCAAACAAAATCACTTGTTCAAATTATCCGCCTTTCGGAAGTCATGGGGCTGGTTATATACTAATAGATCATATTTCAATAATACCTAAGAAATATATGCATGATTTTTTTTATTCCAAATTGCATCTAATTAAGAATAATATTACATATGAATTTAAAAGCAGTGAAGAAATATATACTCACTGCATAAGAGATAAATATGAAATAAAGCAAATTGGTGATTTTAGTATACTTCGCGCCCAGCGTTTTTAATATAACATTCATTTACTTAAAAATAGTAATTAAACAGAAATGTCTCAAATTTGCCCAGTATGCTTCATAACTTCTGACGAAGAAGAAGGAAAAAATCTAATTTTCATTATTCATTCATGCAAACATGCTATTTGTGAAGAATGTTTTTTACAATGGCATATACTAAAACGTAATAATAATTGTGTAATTTGTAGGCAAACTGTATTAACAATTCCTCGTCGCCGCGTGCGACGCCGACCGCGACGTCGCAGGGGGTTGGGCCCGCTGCCTAATCGTTGTTGCGTACTGTTGTTCTTTATAGTTCTTATTTTATTAAGTGTGTTTTTTTTAAGACAGCGCCGCGTTATTTTAACAATAATGGTTATAATATGTTCAGTTGGAATCTTTATTAGTCTTGTAACAATAGACAATTATATTGTGACAGAGGCCCGCTTCGGGCGCCTCGGCGCGGTGGCGCGCCGCCCGCGGGGGGTCCAACATGCAATGCGCTAGGGCAGGAGAATCTTTTATAATAAGTTTTCATCTATTTTGTCTTCAATAACTTCTGGTAAAACAATTTTATTTTTATTATAATGTTTTGACCAATGAGATGGAATATTTTTGCGCCGTTTTATTAATTTATACATTTTTCTTCTGTCTTCTTTTTCTCCTTCTTCATCATTTTTTTCTACTTCTTTTAATAAATGCGCGAAGACGTCCTCGTGGTGCACCTCGAAAAATTCAGAAATTATTTTCAATGATTCAATAGCTATTTCCTTATAAAATTTAATAGATTCAATTATGTGTTCTGTTTCTATTTGTTCATAATAACTAATAAAAGGATTTTCGGAAATCGTATTATACAAAGATAACTCATAGTTTTCTTTTTTATAAATTTGTGTAAAGATTGAATTCAGTTTTTTAATACATATTTTTGTTGTTACGAGTGGCGCCTGAGGCAGGTTTAGAATATAAAAATAATATTCAATAAAAAATATTTGGCTTTTTAATAATGCAATTAATACGAGTTCGGGTGTCGCGGTTTCCGAGATAGCTGCAGTGCATGCTTGCCTTATTTCTACTATAGAATCACTATCTCCGTAATGAATATGGTCTTGCAAAAGCTCTAATAATTCTATTAGATTAACCATTGTTTCTAACGTTCCATGATCTATCCAGGTACCCAACCAATCATTTAATATGCCATGTGGTCGATGCAGTGGAACATATTTTTTTTTGAAAAATTTATACTTTTCCATAGCATAATCCCAAATATCATTATCAACATTTTTGGGTATTAACTTATTAACTGCCAACAGTTTACCATATTTATTATATCTTTTTCTTGTTTTAGACAATTCATTATTTAAAAATTCAAGCTCATAGTCTTTTTTGTTAGAAGAAAATATTTGACCGCCACCGTCAGTTCTATGATATATTTCATCATCCAGTTCTTGTATTTCTTTTAGAGTTTTATTGTATGCTCCACCGTCCACCCTAGGTGTGCGTTCTCGCGGAGCATTGTTCTTAAGGCGCTGAACGCGCGCCTTCGCCTGGTCAAACTGCGCAACCGCCTGCTGCAACTGCGCATTCGCCTGGTCAAACTGCGCAAACGCCTGCTGCATCGTATTTACCACATTTAAGAGGCGCGCGTGCGCCTGCTCAAACTGCGGCATCGCCTGTCGCGTCTCCTCCTCAGACGCCCCCCGCCGCTGCACCACCGCCTTCGCCTGCTCAAACTGCGCCCTCGCGTCGTCGGCGTCGCGTTGCCGCTGCTTAAGCTGCGCCTCCGCCTGCCGAAGCGCCTCCGCCGCCTGCTCGAGGCGGCGGGCCTCCTCCGCCAACTGCCGCTCCCGCAGACGTATCTCATACTCCAGCGCACTTCGGCGACTTCGCGCCGCCCGCGCCGCCTCCCGCCGCTCCTCTGCCTCCGCCCGTCGCGTCGACGCCCGCCACCGCTCCTCCGCCTCATCCGCCCGCCGCTGCACCTCCGCCTCCGCCTCCTCCGCCTCCCGCAGCTCCTCCGCCTCCCGCCGACGCTCCTCCGCCTCCCGCCGATGCTCATCAGCCTCCGCTCGACGCCGGGCGTCGGCGAGGCGCTGCGCCTCTTTTTTTAGATTTTTCTTGTCCGTTATTCTGCGACGTACATTTTCATCCCTTTCATTTGACTTCCTTATCATTTCAGCTCTTTCTTCTTCTTCAAGCTTTTTTTTAGCTGCAGCTAAAGCTTTTTCATCTTCTGTATCCTCGGACTCCTCGACACCTTTGGACTCCTCGACGCCTTTGGACTCCTCGACGCCTTTGGACTCCTTGGTCGGGGCGTCGTCTTTATCCGGAGGATTGATGTCCAAGGCGTCGACGAGGGCCACCAGATCGTCGAAATTGTCATGTATATATTCTTGTTTTTTGGCCTCCACTTCCTTTTTGCTATCGTTCCATTTCAATTTGGTTGGCGAACGGGTTGACGGACTGATTGGAGAATTGGTTCGTGAGCTGGTTGGGGAGCCGGTCCGATAAGTCGTCGAATGGTCTTGTTTCAGAGTTGGTGATTTTCTTTGAGGTTGGGGTGTAGTATATTGATTGGCGACCATATGTTCTATTAGATCAGGTCTTTTTTCCAATATCACCTCCTGGAGCCAGTCTTTTACTTTCTTTTTATGTACATCAAATCCTTTGTTACCTGGTTTGCTTGATGATGTTATAACAAAGGCATTTTCATATGGTATGTCTGGTTGATCTTGAATATAAACCGTAACTATATATTTATTGTGGTTTTTATTTGGTCCCCTATCATCTTCAATTTTAACATCCAAAATAATACTCCCATCAAACATATCTTTAAGTATTTCTGGGAAGTCCTTTTTTATTTTTTTCTTAAGTTCTTCGGTAGACATGCCACCAAGCATTTTACTAATTCTCTTTTCTAAATCATGCGGAAGAGAATTTAATATTGAATCCTCATTCTTAGCTTCTTCAGCAAGATAACTAGCTGTTATACCTGCTTGACCCCTTTCTGCAAGATAAGCTTGAGCTTTTTCTCTGTGAAACTCATGAAAAGCATTTAATGCGACTGGTTCATAAGCCCACAGATCATGGTCATCGACTTCCTCAAGAATATTACGCGGCATTTCAAAACGGTGCTCCGCCTCGCCGACGGTCATTACTGCTCGGACACTATTGCGCTCTATTTGAGTGATGCGGAGCCTTTCCACTAAATCACCACCTGGGATGATTTCTCCTAATCTATTGATTCTGTCTAATTCTACCCTATTTTTCTTGTTTTCTGCCAATTCATATGCAGTTTGTCCAGCAGGATGATAATCATCAGTTTTTATATTTTCATCTGCTCCAGCTCTTAATAATATACCAACAGCCCCTCCGTGATTTTGTTCTGCTGCCAAATGAAGTGCCGTTTTTCCACTATTATCTGTTTCATTTATATTTATCCCTTTTTCTATTAAAAGTTTTATAATTCGTTCTACATTATCTGGATCAAAACTCTCTTCTTCATCATCAAAAATGCTATGAAGAGCATTGCGCTCATCTATATTTGTTATATTTATATCAATATTTTCACTTTCTAATAATTTTTTAACTACTTCTAAATATCCTCTTGTGGCTGCCCAATGAAGTGCTGTTTCACCACCTCTATCTTGTAAATTCGGATCTGCATTATTAGTTAATAATAAATCAACCATTTCTATATTTGGCTCACCCCAGCCTTTGGCTACACTAATAAGAGGGGAAATACTACGATGATTTGTTACATTTACATTAGCACCAGATTCAATAGCTACTCTCATTTTTTCTAAATTTTTAGATGCTGCTGCGTCTAAAAGATCACCATCCGCGGATGCACCTCCAAAACGCCTGTAAGGCATGCGCTTTTTGTGCTTCTTGCCTGCGCCACCCCGCGACATGCGGCGCCGCATCGACGCCTCCAGGATTTCGGCGCCGTCATCAGACGTCAAGAGGGGAAAGTCCTCTTCCTGTACCTTCTCCTCATCCTCCCAGTCTAAAAGTCCTTCTTTATCTTCTATTTCACGCTCTTGTTCCCTTATTTTTTTATATAATTCCATATCTTCTATATAAAATTTATCTAATTCATCTACATTTTGAGGCTTAGATTTTCTGGACTTTAGTGCTTTCTCGAAAATAGATGAATCCCTTGTTTGTGGAGCACCCTTATAGATATAGGTAAATGGTCCCTTTTTTTCGATTTTTCGCTCTGGCTCTCCAAAGGCTTTAGATAATCTGAGCAATTTAATTTCATCTTCTGGAGTGTTATGTCTTTTAGTCTTTCTTATACCAGAAGGTATATTACCCGGACTATCATTATAAAAAATATTAGATTTTCCAAAACTACCTGGAAATATTCTTTTATTTTCAAAGTCGGATTGATATTTTTCTTTCGATTCTTCTATCAATTTATCTAATTTTTTACGTTCTTTATCTAATTTTTTACGTTCAATATTTTGTTTAAATGTGGATTGTAATTTAGATAGCTTACGACCTAGTTCCCGACGCTGTTTACGGTTAAGATTTTGGCAAGTGGGTGAGAACGTGTACCAGTCATTACGATTAGTCTTTTGTGCCAGCGCCAGACAGGCGTCCACGTCTGGAGGCGGATTCTCCGGAGGCGTATGTATTGTAGGAGGATTCGGCACCGGGCCGACGGCTGCTGGCGCGGCGCGGCTGCTTTGGCGCGGCGCTGCTGCTTCTAATGCTCTTATGTCCTCTCTCTCCAATCTTCTTCTATTTAAATATGTTGTTCTTTTTCGTTGTTTGATTGCGTCGCGCTTGCCTTCGGCCTCGGCATGCGAAAGTCCATCAGGAGTAAGGTAATACTCTTTCTTTTCTTCTTGGGCTTGTGCAGCTTCTTTTCTGAGCTGTTCTAGTTTTGCTCTGGATTCATCAGGACTCCCAAATCCAAAAGGAATTGGCGGTTTTGTACCTCCAAACTGAAATTTAGCTAATTCATTACTAATATCATCGGGAATATTTGCTAATTTATAATTAGAAGATTCTTTTTGTCTTTTTGACTCTTTAAATTTTGCATCCTTTATTGCATATAATGCTCTTAGCACATCTATTTTCCATTCATAATTGATTATCTCATCATTTGCTGTTTCAATCCAATGACGAACATTTGGATTAATGTTTTCTTCATGAACATTACGAATTACTTCCACTAATTTGTCTCTAATTTCAATTTCCCTTTTTAAATAGGTTTCAGCATATTCAAGAAGATTTACAATATTACCATTTCTATCGACACCTAATGCATTTAAATCGAAATCGATGCTGCGGAGCTGTAGCGCTGCACCAACATCATCGTGATTATCTACGAACAATGTTTGAAATGAAATAGGTGTTAATTCCAAAGATTCATCCATATAAGAACTTATTACATATTTATTGGAATCATCTACTGATGCATTATATTCATTCAAAGCATCAGATAAACGAAATACATCCTTGCGGATTTCATCATTATATTCATGAACAATTGTGTTTCTATTTCTCCACAATCCAATTGAATGATATTCATATTTATTGCAAAATTCTAAAAAAATATTAATTAATTCATCTATTGTTCTATGTTTCGAGGCGCTCTTTCCACCTCCGGATTTAAACCTTCTGATTCTGTACTTCATTAATATAGTTGTATATTTTTTTATATGTAATTATTATATGACAAAGAAAGTCAATAATACTAAACATAAAAAATTAACTAAAAAAAGATTGTATAAACGTAGACGCAGTGCTCGTACAAAAAAAGGAGGATTTTTTGGTTGGTTTAAAAAGAAATCTAGCGACGAAAACGCCGCTCCACCACAGCCATCGCCACCGGCGCCGGCGCCTGCGCCTGCCAGGCCAACGCCGAACGACGCGAACGCGTCGTCGCCTATGCCTTTAGATGACAATTCAATAATACCTCCTTGGGCGCCGGTGAGACCCCCACCCCCCATATCTGCAAAAACTCGTCAACAGCGACTCGAGCGGCGCACCCGCTCTGGGCTTTAAATTGTATTCATGTCTTACCTGTCGCTGACCGAAGGTCCTATTAATGGATTTTTTAATATGTCTTCATATTTTTCTCTTGTAATATTAGAAATATTTTTTTGCGGCTGTTTGGCCGCGTGGCCGCTGTCGCCCAGGCGCGACTCGAGAACTGTGAAATGAACCTTTGAAGCGTCGCCTGAAAGCCACGAGCTGCGGATATAAAAAAATAGAGACAAATTCATTTTGGTACTGTGTATATTTACGTTATAATACTGGTTTTATATATAAATTACCATGGTGCAGCGCTACCTCCAAATGCAGATTCGTTCGGGTGAAATGGTAATGAATTAATTGATGTTGTTCCTGCACTGGATGTATTCTCTGGTGGACTAAGCATTGGTTGTTGACCGATAGTTGTTAGTTGTGGTGGTATTGGCTCCTCGACGACTGACGCCGCGGCAGTAGCAGATTCTGCAGGTTTATTTTGCTCTGTGGACTTCTGTTCGGCGGGCTCAGCCTCCGTAGCCGCGTCTTCTTCATCCTCAGTAGATTCAAACTCTTCTTCACTATCTTTTTTCGTCGCTTTTTTGCTATGTCCAGATGCGTTCGTTTTTAGTGCTTTCATTTTTTGGAATAAAGTTGGTTGTGTACCCACAAGTGTTAGTGTAAAAACAAGTAGGCCATTTCTTACACCTCCTCTAGAATTTATAAACATAAACATAAATACAATCAATGTTAGTTGTGCAAAAATTTCTAAAATTAATGCGACTGAGTCTTTATCTTCATTAAATTCGGGCATTATCGTTTCTAGAATTGAACCCGTTAGTAAACCGATAGTGGCATAGTATGCAATATTAGGAATAGCTTTATTCATAGATTCTTCTATTTTTTGTTGATAAATTTGTTCCATATTAAATGTACTAACATAAAAACTTAGGACAAAAAAATGAATATAATACTTTCTTATAAAGTATATATATTGAATATGTCTGCCTATCAAAGAACACGCCACTTATCAACATATTTGAATACAAGTCGAAAGACAATTATAGAAATGTTAGAAAATAGAGGTTATGATATGACACATCACAAGTCATTTGAACCAGCTTATTCAAATAATGGTTCCATGGATCCTATAATAGTCTCAAATGATAAAGAAGTAATTGAAGTTCATTACGAACTTACATCTACAAGAACAAATCACAAGAATGTATCAAAGAAGGTAAATCAAATTGTTGAAAAAAGAAAAGAAGAAGACAAGAAAAAAGCACTTACAATAATATTTTTGGTGTCTGATTCTATGACTCCTAGTGTAAAAGAAGCCATACGCGTATTAACTATTAAATTTGGTATTTTTATCCAAGTATTTCCAATCCGTACACTAATGTATAATATTACAAAACATCAGAATGTACCAGAGCATATTCGAATTCCAGAAAGTGAATATAGTAAATATGTTGATGATTTATTAGATTCTTTACATATAGAATCTTTAGACAAATTACCTAAAATTCTTGATACAGATCCAGTAGCAATGTTCATAGGTCTGCGTCCGGGTGATTTATGTAAAATAACACGTCCCAGTTTAAGCGCCGGAATTCATACTGTGTACAGATATTGCGTTTGATAAATTTAATTAGTTGATGTCCACATAAAAATACATCCACTTAATGCGAATATATTCGCAATACTAAGTAACAAAGTTCTGTGTCTTTCTCTATTATATAACACTTGTTCTGCTTCCAATGATTTTTTATAAGTATTATAGTTATCAGTTCTTTGACGTATATTAAGATTTAATTGTCTAACTGCGTCTTTATGTTTTATCCAATTATTGTCAATATTTTCAGTATTTTGTGCTTGTGATATTTGGGCCGCATGTCTTTCTTTAAACATAGATTCTCTGTTATTCATGTCAGTATCATAATCATCTCTCGGCATATTGTAAAGTTGACGACCTTCTCCATCTAAATCATATTTTGAGTTGTCATAATGCGACCTATTTCTTGCTTCCTCTTGGTAAGGCATATATAATAATAGATAATATTATAAAATAAAATAACATGGAACAAAAACAACAAGGTAATGAATCTGAACCGACAACTTCATTGGATGAAACAAGAAATGAGGAGCCTTGGACGCGTAAGGGTGAGGAACTAATACGCGAATGGAATGCAGATATAAAAAGACGCGAATCTTTACATGATGAATCCGGGTATTATTATAAAAAAATGCGAAAGCGTTGGGGATTACCTGCCATAATATTACCCGCGGTTATGGCACCAATATCTACTGTATTTTCTGATAAAGAATGGATAAAATATGTTAATATGACATCTTTTGTTATAGTTGCTATAATGGGTGGTATAGATTCTTTCTTTAGTTTTTCAACAAGAAAAGAAAGACATTTTAATCATTCTGCAAGATATGGTGAATTATCAACTGCTATTGAAGGTGAATTATTTAAAAATAAGAGATTTCGAATACAGTCTGATGTATTTTGTACCGAGGTTCGTATGAGATATGATATGTTGAACACAACTGCGCCAGTAATACCAGATTATTTACAAGAACGCGAGCGACGCCGCCTCGCTGCAAGTGGTGCAGAGAGTGTTTAAATAGAATATTGTGGAATTATTGGAGCATCATAATCATAAGGTTCATATTGTAGCAATTCTTTTACAATCAAGTCATCTTTTAGTTCTATTGCTTTTGCTGCAGATGACGTCGTGGCCGGTGCTACTTCTTCATCACTATCTACAAAATCATCACCATGTTCGGCGTCGTCGTCCGTCACGACGCCCGCGGCATCATCTAGTAGACCATCATCACTGTCACCATCGTCTGCTTGTTCGTCGTCGTCGACGACTGTGTCGTCGGAATATTGTAGTTTAATCAAATTATCTGTATCATTAATATCAACACTGTCTAGTATTTTCGGATAATCACCATTATTTTCAACACCAGTTCTAATGATTACAATACCATTATATACTGAAATTGCATCATTATTATATTTTAATTTCCATTCTGTATCCACATGATTTTTATTTAATGGTTGAGTATAGTAAACAATCCAGTCCTCGTGCGCCGCGTCTCGCGCAACCCGGTCAATAACAATTGATTGAAATTTACCTTTGTTTGGATTCTTTTTATGTATGAATTTAATACATTCATCTTTAGAATTTATATTAAGATTTTTCATCTTATTAACAACAAATACAGATAAACCATCTTTTGTAATTGAATACCACTTCATTATATAAGTTTAATTCTCAATAATTATTTATAGTTCATTTTTTTGTACAAGACGCCTATTTATAATTTACTATATAGTATGCGTTATAAATTGTTTTTAACACTTTTTATGAATCATGTATTGGGTATTCGTCTGTATCCAAAAATTATATCAAAAAAAATCGCCAGACCACTGCTGTTAGATATTCAAAATAATTCGTGTCTAATGTGTTTAGAAACATTTTCTGAGAAAATACCATCTGAAATACATCATATTGATCATAATTCAAAAAATAATGTATTTGATAATTACGTAGCATTATGTTGTAATTGTCATGCGAGTATTCATAGATACAATAAGTCTTTACCTATAGATAGATATGAAAAACTTTTTAACGATACGTATCTCTATTAACTTGATGAATATACATCAATAATTTTTTTTACAAATATGTTTCTTTTAATATCTTCCGAATTCATTTCAATTATTCCAATATTATCTCCATACATTTCATAAGTATTTTCATAATATTTTTTTAGAAGTTTCAATAGATTATCTAATCCATTCTCAGATAATTCTAGATCACATTGACTCGTGTCTCCGGTAACAACAATTTTAGAATTTTCTCCTAGTCTTGTTAAAATCATTTTCATTTGACCTGGACTGGAATTTTGCATTTCATCTGCAATGACATATGTATCTGTAAAAGTTCTTCCTCGCATAAAGCCAATGGGTACAATTTCGATTTTACCAGATTTAAGCATCGAATTTAGTTCGGCTTTTGATTGTTCGTCAATAAAAATATCATATAGTGGTTGTATCCAGGGATTCATTTTTTCATCAATATTCCCAGGTAAAAATCCTAAATCCTCATCTTCTACTGATACTATGGGTCGTGTTAATACAATTTTATTTACTTTGTTTTCTTTTAATTGTTCTATTGCAATTTTACATGCAAGCCACGACTTTCCAGTTCCTGCTGGTCCATGTGCAATTACCAAATTAGTATCTCTATTTTGTAATAATTCAGTATACTTTTTTTGTTTCGGAGTTTGGATTTTGTTTGTTTTTGATTTTAAAGCAGATACTGATACATACGATAAAAATAATAATTTTAAATAGTACATATCTATTAGTCTTTAAAAATTTGTTATTTATTGCTATTATTTAAAGCTTCAGGTGTTTAATTTCATGATTTTTCAGATAAAATTGTAAATTATTATGACTAAAACAAAATTAATTATAACACCACATCCTGATTTTTGGGTAAAGCTATTTATACCAAAACATTGGAAATATTTAATAGCAAACATTGCTTCATTCGAATCAAACAAAGATTTACAAAGTGATAAATATGACATTTATTATTTATCTGATAAAGGATATGATTCAGTAAGCAAAATTATAAATAATCCATCAGATGGCTCATGTTTTGAATTATCACAATTGTGCAATGATAAATTTAATTGTAGAAAAAACATGAAAAGTTTACAAGATATTCCTTTTAAATTATGTTCATCAAGCCTTATTGAATGGCCAAAACCAGATGAAAAATTAGTGGCAAAACCCGTGAATGGTACCGGTTCTAGCAATATAAATATAGTCAAACATGGAGATAAAATTTACAATCCAGAAAATGATTTGTTTATAGTCGAAAAATATATTGATGATAAATATCCAAGAATTAGTGTAGATGGGTATATTTGCGGAGATAATATAGATATTTTAGCAATATGGGATAATAATTATTGTGAAGATATTCCAACAAATTTGAAAAGTTTAACATTTCCCAGTATTCATTCTAATAATCCAAATATTTTAAAAAAATATAGAACAATAGTTAAAGAATTAGCACAAAAAACAAATTGTAATAATCAAATAATTGATATCGAATTTTTTATTCTAAGTGAAGATGACATTCGAGTTATTGAAATAAACCCAAGATGTGGTGGTAATTATTTACCTATTTACCATGTAACAGGATATATGCCTTTATATGTAAGTGAACAATTAAAAAATAATATAATACCTTCAAAAACAGAAAAAATGGGAAAAGCTTATGTAAGATATAATTACGAATTTAGTTCAAAAAATAGTGTACAAAAAGGTGTTTATTCAAATAATATTTTTAGATTTACTGTTAACTCACATAGTTACGCACATTCATATGCCTATACGTTTGATGATAATGTTTCTATAAGTTGTCTAGAATTAGCCGCTCAATATGACGCATATTTGTTTTATAAAGATTATTAAATTTTTAACTACAATATTGACCTTTTAGTGGCTCCGGCGACGGTCCAACTAAGATCGCCGTCGAAGATCCAACGACAACCAATGTGATTATCCACCCAAAACAAGTTTTTGCGAATAATCTCCAATTAACACCAGATTTTCCTTCAAATAAACCTACCGCGACTGTAGCTCCGATTTGACAATGCGTGGTCGACAGGGGCCAACCTTGCCCACTCCCGTATATAACCACCATTGCTGCGCCTAGTTCAATACAGCTTCCTCTAACCGGTGTAATTGCCACCAACTTTGTTCCCATTGCATTCATAATTTTGTAACCATAGGTTGATAATCCGATAATCATACCAACACCACCTAAAGCTAAAATACAAAGCATTGCCCCAGAATCAATTTCAGCCGATTTCGTAACTTTTCCTCTGTTGTAAGCAACATAGGCGGCAGCAAATGGTCCCATTGCATTACTTACGTCGTTCGACCCATGCGAAAAAGAATCAACGCATGCAGTAAAAATTTGAATAGAATGGAAAAAATCTTCAGTGCGAGCATCATGTCTTTTCAAATTTTTATGGATATTTCCAACAGTTTTATTGGTTTTTAAATCTTTATGAACGTCTCTATTCAATTTATTTTTGATATACGATTTAATTACATTACCTGTTTCCGCAATAGGCGGTCCGCCACCTTTTGAATCATCCGTTATTTCTACATCTTCTACATCAGCCTGCATTTGTACGGAAAGGTTATTTGAATATTTTTTCTTATCAATTTTTTTGATAATATTTGTAAGCAATATCATACTTAAACAACTACAAGCTCCACCAAATATAAGTGATACTTCAATAGCAGGCCATAAATTCCCAGATTTGGCTTCTCTTACCAATCTAGAAGTACCAAACCTTTCTGTCTGGCCATTCGTACCTTTAATTATGAAATATGATGCATTTAGTGCTGTTGTTATAAATACGATAATGGGAAACCCGATTTTAGCTCTTTGATAAGAATTTTCGTATCTTAAAATGAACAAATTTATAGTTCCATATATAAAAGCTGCACAAATACCTGAAGCAATAGGTGAAATAACCCAAGAAATAGCAATTTCTGAAACGCCATCCAGCCACGGAAAACTGTCCCAGCCCATATTTACAGTTCCATTACCATAATCGTTTTTGCTATAATTCCATATAACACATCGATGTCCCCTCGACATTAGAGTCATACCAATAATACCTCCGATGCAACTATGAGTCGTACTTACAGGCATTTCAAAATAGCTTGCTAAAACTAACCAGATACCTACACACAATGTTACTACTGTCATTCCATATATCATTAGCCCAGGATTATCGGCAAAACAACCTGGGTCAGCAATTCCCTTTCGAATCGTTTTATTAACGTTAGAACCCATTAAGACTGCGCCAGAAAATTCAAAAATACTAGCCAAAACAATAGCTTGTCTAACAGATAATGATTTAGATCCTACAGAAGTACCAAAAACATTTGCTAAATCATTTGCTCCTATGCCGTAGGCAGCAAAAAATGCACATAATCCTGCTGAAACAATATAAAAAGTCCAGTCAGATTTGTTAAATTCATCCCTACTGGCTTGAATTTCATTTAAAATATTTATTAGGGTTAACATACCAAGACCCTTGGTAATACTGTGTGTTAATAATTTCATAGTTAATTCAACCTATGTAAGTCATACTTATATACTCAAAATAATGAAAATAAACAAATGCTTATCTATATTATTATGTTCAAGTTTCGCTTTAAATAATAGAAATTTGTGTGTTTTAAAAGCAAATTATATGGAAGGTGATTTATCAGGCGATTACCAATTGAGCGGTTTATGGAAGTTATACATAGAACCGGTTTCTACACAACCATTTCTTGAGAATATGAATCAAATTTCTTGGAGTGGTAATATATGGAATTCGCATAATAGAAAAATATTTTATTCTAAATATATTAACTTAAATAAATTTGGAACATTTTCTGAAGCATATGATAAAAAAACTCAAAATATTTTTCATGGAAGTTGGTATTGTAACAATAATGAATTAGTTATGACTAGAAAAAGATATGGTTATAGTTCTTATGAAACATATTATGGAATATATGAACCAAAAAATAATGGAATAATATTTGGTTCTTTTGTTTATGGCGCAACAGAACCCGAATATTCAGGTATATTTATTATGAAAAATTTAATGACTAGATTTAATCCAGTTATAAGGAATAAGATTCCAATGGAAGCCGTCGCTTGCGCAAGTCATGTGTTAGGTAAATGGAGAATGGATTATGAAACAGATATATCTTACACATCTTTTAATATAGAGTTGTATTCGAATTTAACTTGGGAGTCAATTGACTATGAATATAAATTGATTGGTAATTGGAATTTATATAATGATACAATTGATTTGACAACGGGTTTAAATGGAACTGGAAACAGATTGTGGTTATGGTTGAGAAGATTTCACAAGGGATATTCGGGTCAAAATAATCATTTAGAACAAGATAGATTATACACTGGTGTTATTCGATTAACTGGGGATAAAAAGATTAAAAATATTTTTGGAGAAGTGTGTGTTGGTTGGAATATTGAACCCGCTTTCATAGGTCATTTTAGCCTTAAAAAACTTTTTTAAAAAATATGGTTAATATTTAAATGATGTGGGGTGATATTAACAATGATAATGATATTAATCTTTTAGACATTGTTTTTTATGCTTCGCATCTTGATGTTGATATTAGTGGAAATCGTCCGGATCCTAAATATGATATCGTTTATAACGATGATTTTAATAATGGGTTATCTGGGCTTGCTGATTTTGTAAATGGTAAAATTCCTGAATTATCAAAATTTAATATTATAATAAGACAGATTGATAATGTTACTGAATATATAATACCAGATACATCAAGTAAGGAGATATGTGCCGCGAAATTGATTTTTGAAAATGATATTGATATTAGTGGTGTAGATATTCCTTCAGATTGGAAAGTAGGTATAAGAGGAAATATTGCACTTTTATATTCGTCTGTTCGAAATTCTATTGGAAATAAAGAATGGAGTATGCTTTTTCGACAAAACTTTACTAATAATATTGATGTATCTGGTGACAATCAGTTTGTAACACAAGATTGTGAATTGTTTCAAAAATTAAATGTTGTTATAAACAACGGCTATTTAGAACCAGAACCAGAACCAGAACCAGAACCAGAACCAGAACCTGAAATTTATAATGTATTTTTGGATAAGAATGTTTTACAAACTGCCGTTTATGAATGGGCAACTATGGATAATGCAGAAGTTTTATCACAACACGGACCAATTAATGAGTGGAATGTATCTGCAATTACAGATATGAGTGATTTATTTTATGATACTTCGGGCACTTATTCAAGTTTCAATGAAGATATTTCTAATTGGGATACATCAAATGTTGAGTCAATGGACCTGATGTTCGGGAAAGCAAATTCTTTTAACAAACCAATTGGAAATTGGAATGTTGAATCGGTTACTAGTATGTTTGGTATGTTTTATTATGCAGCAAGTTTCAATCAAGATATTTCCAGTTGGAATGTTTCAAAGGTGACATCGATGTCCTCTATGTTTCGGGCAAGTTCTTTCAATCAACCTCTAAATAGTTGGGATGTGTCCGAAGTGAGTAATATGCAAAGTATGTTCCGCACTTCGTCGTTCAATTACCCTCTTAATTCTTGGAATGTGTCAAGTGTGACAAGAATGGATTATATGTTTAACGATATGCTTTTTAATCAAGATATAGGAATTTGGAATGTATCCGGTGTTACAAAATTTAACAATATGTTTCACATGAATACAGTTTTCAACAATGGTAATTCAGATAGTATTCAGTCTTGGTCGACGTCCAACGCGAATGACATGAGTCATATGTTTCGTTATGCGGAATCTTTCAATCAACCTCTAAATAGTTGGGATGTGTCCGGTGTGACAAATATGGAAGGAATGTTCTATAATGCCGAGGCGTTCGACCAGTCGTTGGGCGACTGGGACATTTCCAACGTCAATTCTACAATTGATTTTGCAAAAGATACTAATATATCGACAAATAATTATAGTTCAATCTTAGTTGGTTGGGAAAAACTTGCTACATTATCTTTAGACATATCTGGG